CAATCAACCGCTGTACGACTAGGCTCTTATTGCAATGGCCCTGCGCCTTCGCGGTGAGTGTGATGTAGCGATGCTGCTCCTCAGAGAGTTTCACGTTGAAGATTTTACGGGGCTTCGGCTTCGGCATTCACGGCTCCTTTGTCTTACGAGCGTAAGACTAGCACTAGCGAAACAGGTTGTCAAGGGGTCCAGCCAATATATTTTCATTTCTATTTTCACCCCGCCCCCTCGGCGCGCGGCGGGTCAGGGGTGCTCAGCCTCATGCACAAAGCTATTCCATTCCTTGATGGCCGCTTCACCACAGGCTGCACAGATCTTGCGGTCTCGCACCTCAAAGAGCTGCGCCGTCTCAGTCTGCGTAGCGCACTGCTCACAGCGGGCCATACGGGACTTCTTCTGTCCAGGTTCACTCGTCATAGGTGAACCCTTCGCGCTCATAGCGTTCCATCAACTCCTGTACGGCATCTCGAAAGTGCCATTCAGAGATGGCCTTCGCCTCATTCAGCTTGCGCACAATACGGTCTAGCTCAGTGGTCTCCATCGCTCCTCCTTTCATGCCCGCCTCAGCCAGCGCGCCTGCTGCTGGCGGAACTGGGTGTGCTCCGCACAGGCCTCACCCCCTTCGATCACCGGCTGCGTACAGGCAGGCGTCACGCGAAAGTTGCACATCGCCGCAGGCCCGTCAATCCAATCGCGCCACCAGTCCTGCTTGAGGAAGCGTATCGGGTCGCGTGGCTCCGGCACAAAGCTCCCATCAGCCCGTGGCTTGCTCGCCTTGGCATAATGCTTCGCCGCTTGCACACAGTCGGCCTGCTCCGACTCCTCCAGCTCCCGGAACAGCAGCAGACAAGGCTGCTTGCCTACTTTGGGACGGCCTTGGCGGGCGGGATAGTGGGACCAGAATTGCTCAAACAGGGAGGCCGCTTGTATCCCCATGTTAGCGCCTCGCCAATACTTTCATGCAATCATCCTCGGTCGCTTGATAGATCCGCACATCTTTTTGCTGACAGCGCCCACACGAAAAGAGCAGGCGCGCTTGGTCAGGAGTGTCTTGCTCAATCACCGCTTGATGATGGTCGCACAGCACCAGATATTTCATGGCGTTCTCCTTGTTCAGGCAAACCGCTTGAATTGTTCAGCGGGGTCATTCTCGTTCACCTCTGTCTCGTCCGATAATATGCTTCGCAGATCGTGTGCGGTCATGCGTTTTACTTCCGTATTGGCAATACGAATCACGCGCAATCCCAGTTCCGTAAAGTAACTGTCTCGGAGCGCGTCACTGGTTTGCTGTGCAATTTTCGTATGCGAGGTGCCGTCAATTTCAATGATGGCATTCCAGGGGTCAGGGAGGTAGAAATCGGCAATATAAATCGTCCCGTGATGATAGGAGCGGTCACGATTCATGAACCCCTTTTGAAACGCGAAGGCAATACTGCATTGTCGTAACAGATTGATCATGAGGAGTTCGTGGCGCGTCGGCGCATTTTTGAGTTGCCGTTCGCGCTTCTGCATATGCTGCTCAAGATCAAAGGGCTTTGGCTTGGTCATGACAGACCACTCTCCGTTAATTAACTTCCGGTCCTGATCCTCTGGAGACAGAGGGGACTTTTAGAACTAGTACCTGTTTTCAGAAAAACAGGCGTTCTCTCTCATCTTCGTCTTGTGCCACTATCAAACAACTCTGTGAATTTCTGGTGGTACCAGCCTTCGGAGAGTCCCGAACTCCGTCGGTTGTCATTTGCTGAACGTGGCGGTTCAGTCCGGCGACAAATCAGACACCGATATGAGTTGCTAGACAAGATGTGGGCAAAAAGAAGAGGCCCGCTGAATGCTGGTGGAGCAACATCCATTGGGCCTCTCAGAGGGGGGGAGGGAAATCCCACCCAAAGTCGGTGACCATTGATGATACGCTCCACCGTATCGCTTGTCTAGGGACATTTCTACGCTTCTTCCTTAGGCTTGTCAAGCGTGGCTTGCATCCTTTCAAAATGCTGGCGCACGGTCTCTGGAGTTTCTCCAAGACGAACGACGATAATACTGAGATAGGCAATCAATTCTTCATGTTCTGTAAACTCTCTCATGTCATTCCTCTCTCCCTAGGTCCAGGCGGGGGTCAGTCAGCCGATACTCCCAGGTGCCCATCCCCTCGATCCGTCTGCGCTTCTCAATGGTGTAGCCCCCAAATTTCGCCTTACGCAAGTGGCGCAACTGCGCGCTGATGCTGGATTGGGGATAGCCTGTGCACAGCTCAATCTCTGCCAGGGTATACCACTGCTCGGTGCTCATGTGCCGCAGAATGCGCTCCATCTGCGTCAGAATCCGCTGCTGATCCAGTCCCGGCACATAGGCGGGGCCAAAGGTGCGCGTCATGGCTGGCCTTTCTGTTTAAGTATATTCACCGTTAATCCTCGCCGCGTATCTTCTTCCTGTGCGGTGGCGCAATACCAAAACTCTCCCCAATCGTGCGCGCCAAACCACACATGGACCCGTTGTACCTCACCAGCATGAGGCTCGCAGCTCCCTTCGCAGGTCATGGCTGCCTCTCCTCTGTTTTGGGCAAGGTCTGCTCCAGATAGGCCAAGATCAGCCCATTGAAGCTCTGCCCGGTCTCCTGCTCATAGGCCCGCCAGCGGGCGTACAGGTCAGGGGAGAGGCCGACAGTTTTATTGAAGGTCACTCGTCCTTGTAAGGTCATACGTACTTCCTTGCTTTAGTTAAAGCCGTCAATGAATTTGCGCATGGCCCGTGCGCTACTTAACTGCTGGCCCATCAGGAGCATGACGCCTAATTGAATCCCCGCATGATTGGCTGTATCAGGATGTTTATTCAAATCGCTGCCCATACTCGCTAGCGCGTTGATCCAGTCCCCACGGTCGCAGTATTCGTAGGCCCGCTGTTTGCACCAGATGAGATGCTCGGCGCGTGTGGGGCTGGTGGTCTGTGTCGTCTCCATATTTGTACTCCTTGCGAGTAAAGGTTAAAGAGGGCGTAGACGCCCGCCAGGATGGTGCCGCCGAGTACGTCTAAGATCGTCATGCTGGGCCTCCTTGGTTGACTGCTGCTTTCACTCGGTCTATAAGCAATGCCCATGCCCATGATAAGGTGATAAGGATTACAGGGAGTTAGGAAGGTGGAGCAAGAGGTGAATGGGGAGAAATGGGGCAGTGAAAACCTAAGTATATGATATTGTTACTGTGGCGAAATGCTTGGTCACGGGGCAGATGTCTACAGTTTACACAGGGCTGTGGATAACGGAATGGCGCGGCACTTGACAGCCGATTGACTTTGTGCCAAAAAGAGGATACGCGCACAAGCGGCGCCGTCATTATTAGAGCGGAGTGCAACGGAGCTCTATGGTTTAGCTGCCTATCCTGGCAGCGTGTCTCCACCGGTTCCACGGGCACATCGCTTCTCCCTCACCTCACCGAGTTCCAGGGCCACACTTGACATTCCCTCTCTCAATAGCCTATTGATACCGACATGCCCAGAGCTGGAACGCCTAGAAAACCCGGTGTGCAACCGCGTTATGTGGATCCTAAAGATATGACGCAATTGACACCGGGAACAAAACGATTGACAGGCAAACAAGTTAAGTTTATCGAGCTGTTAGCGACAGGGATGGCGCAGCAAGATGCGGCCAAGCAAGCCGGACTGCTCAATAGAAGCTCGTGCTATCGCACCTTAACGAACCCCTTAGCCATACAGTACCTTTCGGCAATCCGTGCAGAAACGCGTGCAATAGTAGCCTATGATGTGGGCTCAGCGATGCAAGAAGCGATGGACGATCACAAGTTTGCCGTCGAGAAAGGGAATGCGATGGCCGCAGTGAAAGCCACAGAGCTCAGAGCCAAGCTGAGCGGCCTGTTGATCGACAGAGTAGAAATAGCGACGGTCGATCTCACCGGTGCACTCCAGCGGGCTGAGCAGCGCGTGCTGAGTATTCCTGCTTCAGCGCACACACCGCAAGCACTACCGCAAGCAGACACAGTAAATAGGGTTAACCCCTAGAGCTTATCTCGTCATTCATTGCACATCAAGCAGATACGAGTTGACATATGAGATCTTATCAGACACTGAAGTACAAGTGTGGTATCGGCAACACAACTGAGTGCTTGCATCAATGAGAAGTCAGATACCGAGGTCGTACTCCATTGGCACAGCCAAGACAACAAGGGGGGGCACTGGGGGCCGTACCCCCAAAGATTGCAGCCAGTGTGTGAGGATGAGGACCCCTTCAGCTATCCAGACCTGCTCCCCTATTATTTTTTTCTGTACCTCTGTCCCCTGTTGCCCCTTGCATTTGTCGCCCGCCGTGCTAGAGTAGCGGCATGACCATCAACGACCTGCTCAGAGTTAAACGCAGTCTGGAGGCACAGCCACGCACGCCGATGATCGTGACGGGACCGGTGGTGGATCGTATCGTCCGGTATCTCCAGCGACGAGCACAACAGGGGCGCCCATGATTAACTGTGTCCGCACGGTCCTGGCTCCGAATGCCACGCTGCGCGTCCAACGTGCTACGGCACAGGACTGCATCCCCCGTGAAGGGGATGTGCTCGTGAGAGGTCCGTACCCCTTCATGCGGCAAGACGGCGTGCCGACACCTCAACCCTCAACAGGAACGGTGACACGATGAGACACTTCTTAGCAGGATTATTCATCGGTATGATTATCGCGACCGGTCTCACGACCTATGCGCAGCTCGCACCCATCGAGTCCAATCTGACCGATCGGGTGCAGTGGCAGCGGGTGGAGCAGCGGCTCATGCAGCAGCGGGAGCTGGAGCGGCTGGAGTCGCCGCTGTACCGGGATCCCGTGGTGACGAATCCGCTGGGGCTGCCCTGCCGATGATTGGCACGCCCGCCGACGAGGAAGCCCTCATTACGTTTTTGCATTCCCCCACGATCAAAGACAATCTCTATAATTTTGTGACGGCGGCGTATCCGTGGGGGCAGCAGGGCACGCCCTTGGCGCACCATGACGGGCCGCGCACGTGGCAGAAGGACGATCTCGCGGAACTGTCGGACCATATTCTCGAACAGCAGCGCGCCATGCAGGAGGGCCGGATTCCCACGATGTTCAAGAAGGGCACGGCGGCGGGCCGGGGGCCGGGGAAGTCGTCGTATGTCGGGTGGATCTGCGACTGGATGATGACGACGCGCATCGGCTCGACGACCATCGTGACGGCGAATACCGAAACGCAGTTGAAGACCCGGACGTTTGCCGAGATTGGCAAGTGGACGAATCTGTTGATCAACCGCCATTGGTTCGAGCAGACCGTGCTCTCGCTCCGGCCGGCGCCGTGGTTCGGCAAAGTGGTGAAGGACCAGCTCAAGATCGATACCGGGTATTACTACTGCCAGGGGCAGCTCTGGAGCGAAGAGAATCCGGACGCCTTTGCGGGGGCGCATAATCCGCTCGGGGTCTGCGTGATCATGGATGAAGCCTCCGGCATTCCCGCCACGATCTTTACCGTGACGAGTTTCTTTTTTACCGAACCCTCGCTCAATCGCTATTGGCTGGTCTATTCCAACCCGCGGCGCAATAGCGGCGGATTCTTCGATATCTTCCACGGGACCGATCCCACCTGGCGCAAGCGCCATTTGGATATTCGCACGGTCGAAGGGATTGATCCGAAGATCGCCGAGACGTTGATTCTCGACAAGGGCATTGATTCGGACGAAGTGCGCATGGAGGTCTTGGGCGAATTCCCCAAGCAAGGCAATCGCCAGTTCATCGGCAACGACTTGGTGCATCAGGCGCAGGCGCGCCCGCTCGTGGAAGATCCCGGCGCGCCGTTGATCCTGGGCGTCGATGTCGCGCGCTACGGCGACGATAGCACCGTCTTCCGCTTTCGGAAGGGCCGTGATGCCAGGAGTATTCCGCCGATCCGCTATCAAGAGCGCGACAATATGTTTATTGCGAACAAGCTCGCCGAGGTGATCAGCCATTACAATCCCGATGCGGTGAACATCGATGCGGGAAACGGCACGGGCGTGATCGATCGCGTGCGGGAGTTGGGCTACAAGGTGCATGAGGTCTGGTTCGGGGCCTCGGCGACGTCGCCTGAATGGGCGAACGTGCGGACTGAAATGTGGGCGAACCTGCGTGATTGGTTGGGCGGGGGGTGCATTGATCAAGATGCGCGCTTGTTCGGCGATTTGACCGCGCCCGAGTATCACCCCCACGGCAAAGCCAGCGACAAGACCATGCTGCAAAGCAAAGAGGCATTGAAGGACCTGGGCTACCGCTCGCCGGACGATGGCGATGCGCTCGCGCTCACGTTTGCCTCCCGTCCCGCCCGGCGCGACTTGACCGCGTCACGCACGCACGCACGGACACGCCTGGCCCAAGGCATGGACGCCTCGGTCTTTGACGTCTCGTAACTTGACTTTAGGACGCAAAGCGTATAGAGCAAGAGTGGCGCGTGGCCAAAATGCTGGTGAGAGCAGGGCACGGTCCTTCGGGATGTCCAGATTCACAAACTACTCTGTGTGTCACGCGCCACACAAGGACTGACACCATGGGCGGCTTCTTTAGTAGCGACATCGGGCGCGTCCTGACGGGCGTGGCGACGGGCGGCACGTCAGAAATCGGACGGGCGGCCGCGGGGACGGCGCGACGGAGCGGGGTCGATCCCGTGATCTCGTCGGTGCTCGGGAGTGCGGTCTCGGGCTCCACGCTGGGGGCCACCGTGACCCCGGTCGCGCAGACGGATGAGGCCGCCACGGAGGCCGCGAAGGCCGCGGCGGTCCAGCAAGCCGACACCCTCTCGGGCCTCGCCTCCCAGCAAACCCAGGCCGCGAACGATCTGGCCGCCCGCACCGAAACCCCACAGGAAGCCCTGGATGCGAGACGACGGGCCGCAGGGTCCCTCGTGGGTCCTGGGGGGAAGCGTCGCGCCTCCCAGTATCTGACCAGTCCCGGTGCGGCGTTAGGAGGGGCGTAATGTCCGGCCTGTTCGGCGCGCCCAAGTTGCCCGCCGTCCCGACGCCACCACCTGCACCATCCATGAGTGATCCCGCGATCCAGCAGGCGATGGCCGACGAGCAGCGGACACGGCAAGCCGCAGGCGGACGGGCCTCGACCTACTTGACGAATCCGCAAACGCAGCGCGTGGCACAAACGAATCAGCAAGCCTACTTAGGTACATTATGATTGTGCTGGAAGTGAATCGAGTCCAGATTAAATGCGCGATGATGGACGAGAACGGGCGATGGCTCTCATGGCCTCCCGGAACCTGGATCTACACCTACAGGGGACGCGTGAATGGTCGATGGATGGACTTGGTTCTTGCGGGGCGGGAAGAGATATCAGAGCAGTGCGTGCGTGAACGGAATGATGGCATCGCCCTGGCGGCATTTGACCGCGCCCTCGTGAAAGAGCTGATGACATGATCGAATCTGACGAGAACGCCACCAACGTGATTGCCGAGCAGGAGCAGGCGGCGCACGCCCGCAGCGAGTGGGAGCAGACGTGCCAACAGATCTGTGCCCGCATCCTGCCGCAGTATGCGCGCGGGTTCACGGGGCAGAACCTGAGCCAGCAGACGCAGACCTTTCGCAATACCCAGGAGATGGTGGATTCCACCGGCGCGTTGGCCTTGAAACGCTTTGCCGCCGCGATGGAGTCGATGAACACGCCGCACACGTCCACCTGGCATAGCGTGCGTCCGTCTGATGCGCAGCTCCTCAAAGACCGCACGGTGCGGCTGTATTTCGAGGAACTGACCCGACTGCTCTTTACCTATCGCTACGCGCCCACGTCGAATTTCTCCTCCCAGAAATATGCCGATTACATGATGATCGGCGCGGTCGGGAACGCGGTGCTCTTTACCGATGCCTTGAAATCGAAGTACGAAGTGGGCCTGCGCTATCGCTCGCTCCATCCCGCGCAATGCTACTTCCTGGAAAACCATCAAGGGCAGATCGATAAAGTCTTTCGCCGCTTTCCTCTGACCGCGCGCCAAGCGGTGCAGGAGTTCGGCGCGGAGCGATTGCCGGTGCTCATCACGGAACAAGCGGTGGATCCCAAGCGGTCCACGACCCCGCATTGGTTTATCCATAAAGTCTCGCCGCGTGAGGACTACAACCCCGAGCGGGTGGATGCGCAGGGCATGCGCTACGCCTCGTGCTATGTGTCCGTCACGAATAAATCCACGATTCGTGAAGGCGGTTATCACACGCTCCCCTATGCGGTCTCGCGCTATGCGACGCTCCCCGGTGACGTCATGGGCAGCAGTATTGCCATGATGGCGCTCCCGACGCTCAAGAGTTTGAATGAAATCAAAAAGACGATGCTCAAGCAGGGCCATCGCACCGTCGATCCCGTGCTCCTCCTGCACGATGACGGCGTGCTCGACGGCTTCTCGTTGAAATCCGGGGCGCTCAATTTCGGCGGCGTGAATGCCGACGGGAAGCCGCTCGTGCATGCGCTGCCCACCGGGAATCTCGCGGTCGGCGACAAGATGATGGAGGGGGAGCAGGCGATCATTAATGATTTCTTCCTCGTGAGTCTCTTCCGCATTCTCGTCGATGCGCCGCAGATGACGGCGACGGAATCGATTGAGCGCACGCGCGAGAAAGGCATGCTCCTCACGCCGGAGATGCGCCAGCAATCGGAGTCGCTCGGGCCGATGATCGATCGTGAGATCGACGTGCTCACGCAATTGAAACGGTTGCCGCCCATGCCGGATCTGCTGCTGGAGGCGCAGGGGGAGTACACCGTGCTCTACGATAATCCGATGACGCGCATGGGCCGGGCCGATGAAGCTGCAGGCTTTATGCGGATGCACGATTTCTCCCTCGCCGATTTCAATATCCGCCAGGATCCGAGCGTGTTTGATTATTACAATTACGATGTGGCCATTCCTGCGCTCTCCGATCTGCAAGCGGTGCCGGTGAGCTGGATGAACGATGCGCAATCGATTAAGGCGCTCAGGGATGGACGGGCGCAACAGGCGCAGGACAAGCAGATGATCGAGGCGGCGCCGGCGGGGGCGAATATTCTGAAGACCATGATGCCGAAACCTGCGCAGGCGCAGCCCGCATGAGCTGGCACGATCGCTATCAGGGTCCGCTGGTCTGTACGCACTGCGGGCGACAGTGGCCCTGTGAGGATGCCCTGAAAATGCTGAAGAAGCCGTTTCTGTATCCCGGTTATCGCTATCCGCAATACACGGATAGCTTTCCGCGTCCGGTGCAGCCCGCATGCAGCCAATGATCGAGTATGCGAAGCAGTGGCTCAGGAATCGCGCGGTCGCCTATCAACGGATCTTCCTCGGGCACGGCACCGATACCGATCTCGTGCTCCAAGACCTGGCCAAGTTCTGCCGTGCCAGCGAAACGACGTATCATGAGGACTCACGATTGTCGGATGTGCTGATCGGACGACGCGAAGTGTTTTTGCGGATCGCGCACCATCTGAATTTGACGGACGACCAACTCTGGAATCTGTATGGCAACCGATCGTTGCCGACCACAAACCTCAAGGAGGATGAATCATGACTGAGACAGCCGGTGCCACGGCCACCCCGCAAGCTGCGATTTCAACGGATCCTGCCCCTGCTGCTGCTGTGGCCCCTCCCGCGTTTGACTGGAACAGCGCAGGGCTGGACCCTGCCGCATTGGCGGTAGTGACGAACAAAGGATGGAAGGCGCCCAGTGATGTTGTCACGTCCTATAGCCAACTCGAAACGGTGATTGGCGTGCCTCCGGAGCGCGTGAT